GCAGGCGGCGTTTCGCTCGTCCCGGTGTAGATGTGCCGCACCTGATCGGCGGCAATGCCGAACTTGGTGTAGGGGATGTCGTCGGCGAGCTGACCAGCGCCAACCGTTTTGTCCGCGATCTTCTCCGCCGTAACGACCTTGCCGCCGAGATTCGCTGTGCCTACCGCGCCGTTGGCGTTGGACAGCGCTCCAAGATTCGCCCGCGCCGTTGCTGCGTCTGCGGCTCCCGTGCCGCCGGAATCGACGGGCAGCGCGGTGGTCTTAAAGGCCGCTCGGATTTTTGACACGATGTTAGACCAAGGGGTTTTCCGATTCAGCGATACGGAAACATCATAGAACGGGAAATAGTCCCCGTCCGCAAGCGTCGCTTCTGCGGCAAGATCTTTTGTCGCCGCCTGTTTCGCTTCAATCGCATCCGGAATCGTAGTTTCATCATCTGCGCTCACATGGATATCGTCGCCGGTTAACGTCACATTGCCGGAGGCGTCCGGCGATTTCGTGTTTACTGACACGACAGAGCCGGAGCCGTTCATTCCGTTATAGACGGAAAATGTGGTAAACTCCCCATTGTCGAACGTGATTTTGTATGTGTCCGTCGTACCGGCGGCGTGTGTGCCGCTTTGCAGCGTGATGGACGCTATACCGTTGCCGTTCTTTACGTTGAACGTGGAGGTCGTTCCGTCCGTGAGCGTCACGGTGTAGGTGTCCGTCAAGCCGCTCGTTGCCGTCTTTGCAATGCTCTTGATGGATGAACCGTTTGTCACGGTAAAGTTGGTGCTTGTGTTATCCGAGAACGAAATCTTGTAAGTGTCCACAAGGCCGGACGTGCTGATTTTCGTAACACTCGTGATTGCCCGACCGTCCGTTCCCTTGTCGCCCTTCGCGCCGGTCGCACCACGTACCGAGGTCGTCTGTACCTCCGTATCGTCAGACATGATGAACGTCAGGGTATAGTCGTCGTTTAGGGTAATGCTCTTAATACCGCCGTGTCCGTCAAGAGCCGTTGCAAGGTCGTTGATAAGCACCTGTCCGGTCAGAGACTTTGCCTGTCCCGCCTGTTCCATAACAAACAGGTCTGTCGTTGTTACGGTTGATGCTCTCGGAAGCTCGCCTACTGTTTTGTCCGCCAAGGATTAGCCCTCCTTCGTTTCCGCCGCCATCAATTTCTCGATAAGCAGCTTGATATAAACGAGCTTCTCGAAATTCTCCCATCCATCGACGCGGAGAGTACCGAGAAGCTCCTTGATTTTATTAAGTTCTTCCATGCTTAAACCTCGCTTGCGTACTTCTGCCGCAGCGCCGCACGCTGTCCGCCGGTTTCGTTGACGAGGTATTCAAACTTCGTGTAATGCTCGAATACCGTCTCATCTCCATTGGCAGCGACATAGCGGATTTTCGCCGTTTTCTTCTCGTCACCGAAAATTGCCGCCGCTTCCACGAATGAAAGGCCGGTCAGCGTGACATACAGCAGCCCAACCGTAGCAATGCCGCAGAACGCGCAAGGGTATTCACTTCCGTCCAGAAAAATAATTTTGTCCACTTTTTCCTCCTTAAATGAGCCGCAATCCTTTGATCTGGTGTGTTACACCGTTAACAGTAAATGTATAAGAGCTATCAACTACCGTTTTACCATAGAGACGAAATGCCTTGTTGGTAGAAAAGGATCCCGCAGAGGCGTTCATCGCCGCCGCTGTTGCAGCACCGGAAAAAACATCCCCAGCAAAATACCCGTTTGCGACGCCGCCGTTTAAGTATCCATTGGTATTCGCCGTAGTGATTGTTCCAGACCCTATCTGGCTGCCTTGAATTGTTCCGGCGTCGCCGCCCGTCTGTATCCGGTTGGCATAGACGTTTCCGGTAAACGTCCCGTCCGTTGCGTACAGCTGCCCATTGCTGTTTACGCGGAATTTGCCGCCGCCGAGGGCGATGCCATCTGTTCCGATATAAACACCGTTCACCGTGCCGTACAGCGAAGACAACGCGTTATAAAGAGCATTCTCCGTGATGGCGAAACCCTTGTTCTTACTTCCAATGAATCCGGACGTTGCCGTTATCTTGCCGGTGATGTCCACACCGTCTTTCGTCGCCCTGAACACTTCCTGCCCTGAGCTTTCCAGCACAAACCCGTCCGCCGTCAGAGACCAACCAAAAGAGGCTGAATTGCCGCCGGTCTGCGTCACTCTCGCGGCGATCTCCTGCGCGTGCAGTTCCAAAGCCGCCCGCATTTCCGTTTCGCTCGTTTCTCTGGCCGTGACCTCCGCCTGAATGCTCGCGGCATTAACTCTAAGGCTTGCCCGCGTCTCGGCAAACTGCCGGGTGGTCTTCCGGTCGGTCGGGGATTTATAGGGATACTCATGGTCAACAGCATTCTCCTGCGGTGCGGCGATACGTGCCGCCATCAGCGTTGAGAAATTGGTCTCATTGACATAGATGCCGGAGAAAACGCCGTTGATGGTAACGCCGTCACCAAGCTCCGCCGCAGGATCAAGCTTCGCCCATTCCGTGTCATACGGTCGATAGACAAATTCCCCGATGCTCTCTAAGATGTCGTTAGCCATCTGTTGAGAACCCCATGGACAGTCAAGCTCTAAGACATTATCGCCCGTTCCGGCCTCATAGAAGGAATCGTCGTCAACGTTGATGCGGACTTTGGTGTATTTCGGCAGTTCCGGCGTTGAAGTGTATCCCTTTGCGCTTCTTCCGATAAAAACCGATTCAGACAAGGATTCTGTCACCTCCGAACGTGAGGACATACCCGGCGGTATCCACGAGATAGTGTGTCTCGATGCCGATCTCATTCAGCCGGACAAGACGGAGCTTTCCGTCGTCCGACATGATGAAGTTTCCTGCGTACATTGCCGCGATGTATCCTAGGATTTCCCTCATAGCGTATCCGCCGGGATACTGAACAAGATACCCACGCTGCATGATGTCAAACGTGCGTGTATCGACCTCCACGCCCATATGTCCAGCAATAAGGCTTACAACGTCAATGTCCGTTTTGGGCCATTCGCCGATGTCCCCATTCATGGGGACATCGTTCTCGGCCTTTAACATCGCGTCGTATCCGTGGAATACGATCTCGTCCGTGCTCTCTCCGTCGGAGCGTGTATCGATATAAAACAAGCCCTTTGGTATCCATTCACTTTCCTTCGTGTCATTCACGGCACGGATAAACGGCTTGATGGAGGACATTCTCTTGATCGTCGCCGTCGGCTTTACCATCGTGACATCGATTTCCGCGGCTACACAGCACCCGACCATCGGCTTGTCGTCCGTGAAAAGGTGCTGCGTGGTCTTGATCTCTTTGAGCATGTTCCCGCCATATCCGCCGGAATCGGAATCGTAATAAATCCTTGTCCCGCCGAACGTGATATAGTCAGCGTGCTCGTCGATCAAATAAAACTCGTCGCCGATGACGAGCTTTGTCTCGAACCAATGCGTACCGGCGACGATTTCCTTGTATATTGCGCTTGTGTTCTGCATGGCTCATCTCTCCACAAGGGCGAGCGCATCAATGTTCCAGCGTTCTTTCCCATCACCGAAAGATGTATCGACCGTAGCCTTGCCGGTGCTATTGTACATCGTCGTGACTTGCGTACCCTTTAACCACGGGTTCGTGTAGGTGACTTCGACGTACTCCGGCATAAGCGCCGGTAGAACGATCTCGACGTCTTTGGTGTACAGGGGCTTAAACGTTGCATCAATGCGGAATTTCGTTGCGATCCGCGCCCGGTGCATGGTGTAGTCCATCGTGCGCCCTGCGTCCGAGCTGTCGCCGTCCTCTCTGGTCACGGTGTACCCACCACCGTCCAGATAGGGAAGCATATCAACGCCGTTGACAATCAGTTTCATTTGCCGCGCCCCCTGTTCCGTTCCTCGGTGTAGGTGTACATGATCTCGCCGACCTTGCGCTTATCAAGGTAAACGTCGCTCGGTTTGATTTGTTCGTTGCCACGCGCCGTTAAACGGTCGAGAAGCGCGTCCAGCTTACTTTCCAACTCTGGGGATATACCATACCCATACCCGGAGGAAAACGCATTAGGCGGCACTACACCGCCCATAGCAACGGCGGGCATTTTCATGCTCAAACCGGCGAACTTATCCGTCATACGGTCAACGATGCTGTCCGCGACCATTGACACCCACTGTGTGTTTCTCTCAAGCGGAATGACGGCCTCCGAGCCATCTTCACCGGCAATAAACGGAGTGCCCTTTTTGACGATGCCGCCCTTGGCGAGACGCGGAATAGATACAGAGCTTGCCCGCCAGTTTATACCGCCGCCACCGAAGAATTGCAAAACGCTGCTGAACGCCCCGACGAGGTTATTGAACATCGTAATAACGCCGTTAACAAACGCCTCTACAGTGCCAAGGATACTGTTGATAAGGGACGCGCCCCAGCGTTTGATTTCAACCCATACGTCGATCCACGCGCTCTTGATCTTGTCAAGCGCCGCCGACCAATCGCCTGTGGCGAAACCGTACACAACAGCGGCTAGCGTTTCAAAGATCGCCTTTATAAGTGACAATGCCGTGCGAATAGCGCCGACGATATTGTTAAAAGAATACTGAACGACGCCGTAAAGCAGAATGAATATTTGCGAAAGGACATTGCCCTTTTCGGAAAGCGTTTTCAACGCATTGTCGAACCACCCATTGACTATGCCGCTGATCTTGTCGAAAAACGCTGTGATGTCATCCCACCACCCGGACAGGAATGAACCGAGAGCAAGGAACGCTCCGATTGCAAGCGGTATCCATGAGCCGGTGAGAAGAGCAAGGGGAATCCCTATTTTGAGGAATCCTGTTGCCATCCTTGCGCAAGTATCCTTTGTCAGTTCCCCTGTTTCTATGAAGTCCTTGAACGCGCCAACCAAGTCAATGACACCAAAAACAATAAGCGCAATTGCACCGGCAGTTTTTCCGAAAGCGAGACCAATCACAAGAGCCGCGATGCCCTCCAACAGGTTTTTAATAAGGCCGAGGTTGTTCTTGATCTTGTCGCTGATCGCTACATCTTCGTACTTGATCCCGCTACCGGAACCGCCACCGCCGCCACCGGAGGACGAATCCTGCGCAATGGTCAGCGTATCAATGCCCATGAGCTGCTTTTTCATTTCCTTTGCAGCGCCAGCGCCGGAGGATAGATTGTCGCTCAACTTTCCCGTGTTGGTTATGGCCCGCTTGAATGTGCTTTTCCCACTAAGAGCCGCAAAGAACGCCGCGATAGCGTCCACAGCCTTTGTGATCCAGCCAATGAGCGTCTGCAATACCGGGATAACCGCAGTAAGAATTGGAGCAAACGCAGCGCCCCATGAGGCCTTTAGCCCCTGCAAAGACGCTTTCAGTTCGTTAATGCTTTTCTTCGTCTCAGGGTCGTTCTCGGCATAAGCCTTTACCGCTTCAATGGTGTATTGCTTTAGCTTTCGGAAAAGAACGAACAGCGAGCGGATACCAATGCCATATTTGAGCAGATTCTTCATGCCGCTTTTGATGGACTGCTGCGCACCTTCCATCGCGGCCTTGATGTCAGCGCCTTTGGACGCATCGGTGATTGTTTGCGTCAGCTCCCCGGCTCTTTTTTTCTGTTCTTCCAGCTCCGCCGTCTGCTGTTTCAGTTTGCCAACGATTTTCGCGTCCTGCGCTTCAAGCCGCTGTGCGGCTTTCTCTTTCGCCGCGAGAATCTTTTCCTGTTCGGAAAGCTGCGCTTTGATTTCCGCCTGCCGCTGGGTCTCTTCGATCCATGTCTGCGGATCAGCGTTGGCGTTAATTGCGGTTTTGGCCTCACTCTCGGACAATGAGGATTTCAGCTTTTCGACCTTATCATAAGCCTGTGCCGCCTCGTCCTGCGCCTGTTTGAGCTGTTCAACGATGGGTGCGCGTTTCGCCTCGCCGCTCTCCATGTTCTTTTTAAGCCTGTCCATGTCGCGTTGGAGCTTATCCAATTCTTTGGCGGCTTGCCCGGCGTCGATTTCTACCGGGAATCTAAGTTCTGTCGCCATCGCATCACGTCCATTTCTTCAACATTTCTTCGTCCTCTGCCGTGTACTTCGTCGGTAGAGTTACCAAATCCCGATTCTGCCGCAGCCATTCCCGCTCGTATTTTTCGAGCTTTTTGCCTTTGGCAAGTTTCGAGCGCAGCGACACGATCTGCGAGAACGCACAGTCTCCGCCAATCTCCATGTACGCGCCCATGAATGTCCACCAGTGGAGATATTCGACCGAGCGGCATTCGTAGCCGAGCACACGGTTGACCGGCGCGACGATATACGGGAAGTCCTTTTCCCAATCCACAAGGCGGGCGGATTTCTTCCCGTGCGGCTGTCCGAGATCGATAAACCAGAAGCACTTCTCCAATGCCTCCGAATAGTCCGTCAGTTTTTCCCAATCAGGGAATATCGTCTGTATTGTCGCCTCCGCCTTGTCCGTATCGGAAAAATCAGGGTCATTCAAGACCTCTATGAGATCGAGAATAACCCTGTAGTCCGAGCGTATCGCATGGTCTGCACCGCCGACGGAAAGCGACACCGGCAGGGAGTAGATCATTTCTTGAATTTTGCGAGATACTTTTGCAGCTTCGGATTCGTCTTTTTCTTTTCCTCTGTAAAGGTATCGTTCATGTTGTCGATGAGGCAGAGCATCAGGTTGCACCACACGGGCAGACCGTCCGCCATCGCGTAGGTGTTCATCGTGCCATACAGGGGAGTGCAAACATCAAAGCCAAAAAGCCCGTTGATAAGCTCTCTCATATCCACGTCCATCGCACGGGCGGCAGCAAAGATTTTCTTCGCGTCGTTCTCCCCGGCGAGCATCGCCTGATATTTGTCCTGCTGCTTGTCCATCGCGTCAAACGCATTAAAAACGCGCTCGATAAAGTCAATGTCGGTGAGGTTGAGCAACACCGTCACCTTTCCGTTGATGGAGATTTCCTGCACTCCGGTATCATGTCTAAGTTCAAGCATTGCTTAACCTCCTGAAAATTAGGTCTCCGGCGTAAACTCGATAGCGCCGCTGGTTCCCTTCGTGGCCGTGCCCTTCGTGCGCGTGCCGCCATAGGTTACATTGATGGGCATACCGACGCTGCCGCCGCCCTCACCGCCGAGGCCAGTAACCTCGACCATGCAGGATTCGTAGCGCTCGGCAAATCCAGCGTAAGTGTGGACGATGAGCATGTCCATAGCCGCAAGCGCCATCGCGTCCTGATCGACAACGGCGAGCTTCCAGATCTTCTGCTGCGCCGCGTCGCCGCTGTCCAGCTCGCACGGCTCGAAAGACTGCGTAATGACAGGCTTCTTCATCGTGCCGTAGGTGTCGCCGAGAATGTCTTTCTTGCTCTCGGTAGACCAGTCGTATTCCTCGGAGCTGTCCTCCACGCGCTTGCCGATCACCGACCAAACAGGAGCGGAACTCGTGCCGGTGTTCAGATAAGCGAGAAGCAGCTCACGCGCCACAGTCTGCCCCGCAGTAGTGGTAAACGTGTATTCAGCCATTCGTTAAATCACCTCGTAAATTAAAGTTAAGAGGATCTGGTGATCCTCTACGTCGCCCTCATATCGGGCAAAAAGAGCCGCCGCCGTGTCGCGTTTGACTTTGCGCACGCGGATACCGTCCGCAATCGTCAGGCTATCCGCGTTCGCCTCCGCCCACGCGCCGTATGCATCCAGCACCTCATCCGCGCTCATTCTCTCGTCGGCGTTCTTCGCCGGTACGCGATAAATAAGTTTGAATTGATACTGCGCCTGATACGAGCCGTCAATAAACTGCTTGGTTTTGTACGACGCCTGTATCGTGGAAATGCATAAACCGCTTTTCTCGCCCAGCCATTCAAAGTCGAGCTTAGAAAGCGGCTTATCCGGATACGCATTCAACCATTGCCGCACGGCGCGGCTCACGTCTGCGTTTTCCTCAGCAGATACTAAGGTTTTGGGTTTCTCATTGTCCAAGGAAGTGTTTCACGCCCCTTTCAGCGACTTCCGACCACTTCTTTCCGTTATCCGCATAAGAGGCTTCGACCCAATGCGATTGTGCTTTCGGGCTGTGCTGCTGTGTAAAAACGAGGTTTTTATCTATTGGGTGCAGATGAGAACCCTTGCGGTGTCGCCACCCTTTACCTTCATAGAACACAGCGTGCCGCCCCTGCTCATCAACCATTACCTTGCCATACCAGAGATAACGGACATAATCAGCCGTGTACACAATCGTGTTCAGAATTACTTTTGTGTTCTTCCGCAACACACCATTAAGGAAAGGTACGTATTCGCGGGTGTCCTTTTCGATCTGATCCGCTAAGACAACTTCCTCCAGCTTACAAGCCTTACGGAAGCCCTTTGCGCTGATGGGCTTAATCTTTATTGTGATATTCATTTCGCACCTACTTGGAAGTGGCGCATATCGCCGCCGAAGTCCCGAACATCGACCGTGTTTACGTCGAAAGCATAGTCGTATTTCTCTTGCAGCTGCGCAAGGCTCATCATTTCGGAGACCTCGCCTTTGACAAAGTAGGTGGACGTGGAATTGCTATGTCCGCCGCTGTCCAGCGTCCACAAGCCCTGTTGATTCTCTGCCGCATAGAACGCTTTCGGCTCGGCATACGTTTTCTTATCCCCGGTCGTACTGACCGCATCAACGGAAAATGGAATGTAGAGCGTGGCGGCGTCAGCGTCGGCAAGCCCCGTCTTTGCAACGTTCGTTCCCTTGGACACGTCCAACAGCACACCACGCAGGATGGTGATGCTGCTGTGCATCTTTAGGTCGTCGTCCTCGTAGGAGTTAAAGACAGTCACAGTATGTGGAAACACAGCGCTGCCCTCCTCTGTACAAAAGCCCTGTCCATGCCAGATAGTCCATAGCGATATCTTCCAGCGTTTTCCGGGCAGCTTCCGCCGTCTCTGCGCCACTTGCGTACGTCTTGCTCCACGCGCCTACGGTCTGGCTCTTGACCTCGCCACCGCTCATGCTCTGCGCTTTGGCGTTCTCGATAATTTGATACTGTTCCGCCAGAGCACAACAGCACATCGCAAGCGCGTTGTCATCGTCCGGATAATCCTTCGCCTTGCCTATCGTGTAATAGTCGATAAAGGAGCTTGCCCGCGTTGCTGCACGGGCAAACTCCTGTTCCGTCAGGGCGCTGCCGAGATATGTTTCGGTGTAAAACGTGTATGTTGCGTACATCTGCGCCCCTCCGGTTTATCAGGTCTTGACGGAGACCGTAGCGTTACCGGCGTTCTGCGCCTTAAAGGCGCTGTCCGCCTCAACGACCGTGATCTTCTGTCCCGCCGTCGCGTTGATATCGCTGTGGCCGTCCCACACAGACCAGCTCTTCACGTTCTGGCCGTAGGTGACAGTCTCCGCGCTCGCGCCGAGCTTGTACTTATACACATTGGTGGCCTTTTCCTTTGCCGGGGTAATGGTGAGCGCCGTCGTTCCGGAATCCGTACCCGCCGCGGACTGCACCGTAAGCGCGCCGAGCGTCGGCGTAGCATCAACGTCGATAACAGCGATACCGTCGATATACTCAGCGAACAGCGTCACGCCCATAATGGCGAACGCTTCGGAAACAGCGGTGCTGTAATTACCCTGCGTGTGGAAGCCGAGCAGCGGGGTTTCACCGTCAACGGTGAACTCAAGATCGGCGCGGGCAAAATCGCTGTCCGCAGGGTCGACGTAATACATGACAATGTTCTCAACGGGGGTAGCGATAACACGACCGCGCTGAATCTCATCCTCAGAGAGCAGGAACACGGTGTCATAGCCCATGAAATTCTTGATATAGTTGAACCCGAACTCGCTCTGAACCGTGATCTGCGCGCCGCCGAGATAGTCGTAGAGGTCAAGCACGTTGACAAAGCCGACAACGCGAGTAGCGGTGCGGTGCATCAGCTTAAACTTGTTGAGAACCTGCCCCATCGCCATGGCAAGAGCTTTCTGCCAAGTGGTTTCCTCGGATGCAAGCTCACCGCCGTTAAGGTACTTATAGAAACGATTCGTAACGTTGGACTGAAGCTGGAACAGAAACTCGTCATCGGTCATCTGCACGGCGACATCGTAGCCATAATCCTTGATTGCCTCGATAGAAACGCCCTTCGCGTACTTCTCGATGGTGATCGTGGCGTAATCCTTGGTCTTGATCTCCGCCTTGCTGTACGGGATTTCCTCGCCCTCGCCGATGTTGCCGTCCTGAAGCGTAAGCGTCGCATACTTGGACTTGAGCACCGTGCCGGGGGCTTTCTTGATGGGGCGCATAATGCCGAGAATGTCGCGCAGATGCTCCCAGTTGCGGCTGAATCGCGTGACGAAATCGACCTCACGCGGATTCACTTTGATGTCAGTAGTTTTGGTAAGGTTGTCCTTAGCCATTTAAAAAATCACCCTTTCATAAAAAGTTCGTAGTTTTCGGCAATGGCTTTCTGCCGCGCCGTTGCGTCCTTGATATCAAGAATCTGCTTGCGCGTCATTCCGCCGCCGCCGTTTTCGAGAGAAGCGCCGGTGTCTACACGGGCGCGGCGCGGCTTGTAATCCTTGAGAAATTCATCCGCTGCCGCCTCGAATGTCACATCATCGGACACTTTCTGCGAGATTTTGAAGACATAGTAATCAATGTCATCCGCCTTGACGCCTTTACCGGTAAGATACTTTTCCCGCTCATACTGCGTGTTTTTGGCGGTCAGTTCATCGAGCGTCTTTTTTAGCTTTCCGTTATCGTCGGTAAGCGTCTTGATCTTGTCGGCCTCGGTCTCCTGCGATTTCTGCCAATCGCGGAATTTGGTAAGCTCCTCCGGAGTAGGCATACCCTCCCGCTCGCGCTTCAGACGTTTGTCAATGATCTTGTCCACCTCTGCCTGAGTAAACGTTCGCTCAGTAGTGGTGCTGGTTTCTCCGCTATTTCCGGTTGCGTTTCCGTTTGCCATAGTCTCATCCATTGGTAAAATCCTCCGTTTTTCGCCCGTCGGCGTAATTCCGTTTAACGCCCGTCGGCAAACAAAAAAGGAGCCGCCCCGAATGGGACAAACTCCTTGAATGTTTTATAATCGGGCAGGGCTGCGATGGGAAGCCCTGTATCTGCGCCCGTTTTAAACCACCACTAACCGCGAAATTTTTTGTGCTCGCGGCAAAACACAAGACGCCTTTCACGTCAGATACTTCCTGTTATGCATGGCCGCTGTTGAGCAGTAGCGACACGGTATTTATATCCCCCTCCGCAGGGGCAAGACAGGGGGAAAGGAAGGAAGCCCTGCCAAAGCAAGACCGTTATTTCTATACCCGCCACAAGGTCAGGCGGCGCTCTCTGTTATGCTTTTATCGTTGGTTTATTTATTGCCCGCTTTCTTCGCCTCTCGCGCTTCTTTCGGCCCGAACTCCGCAATGTTCCCGCGCTCGTACTGTGGCCGTAGTCCTGCCGCCTTGCTGAACGCCTCGTATTCCTCGTTTAGACGACGATACCGTACAGCCTTTGCGGTATACTCCTCATCATCTCCACGCCCTTTGGCGGCTATCAGCTCACGTTTAACTTTGCGTAGCGATGCCTCGACCTGTCTTTGCTTTTGTGTCGCCTCGTAAAAGGTGTATTGCTTTCCCTCAAATTCAAAAGGCGGCGGATCAATGTTCTGCAATTCCTCATCGGTATATGTCCGCTCGGAAACTCCTTCGATCCAGATGTGATACATATGGCGGCAGTTAGCGCCGCACAAGCCGTCCACCTCGTCAAGACCGCAGACCTCGTATATAGATGGGTAAATATCGCCGGTGCGGACAGAATAAACGCGCCCCTGCCATTTCTTATGGCTCGCCCATGGCGTTTTACCCTCTCCATCTCGCGCCCCACGGTGCGCCGTAACCTCTCTGTATGGCGTGTCAAGCAACGTCGCCGTCTGCTCGGTGTACTGCCGGGAAAGCTGGGTAACGCCCGTCATAACGGCTCTGCGGGCGGCAACGTCAACACGGTTATGCCAGCCGCTTTCATAGTCAACGTACTGCAAGCCGCTGTCCGTCAGCATCTTTGTTGCGTCACGGATCGCAACGTTATAGCTCTGTCCGCTCTCCACGCGCATTAAAGCATCATCAAGGACGCGCTGGTACATCCGTCCTATATCATCGACCTTTACCGTGCCGTCCGGCGCTCGGTACGCAAATCCCATGCTTCGGGTAATGTTCGTCAGCTCTCCGAGCGTCTGCATCTCAATGGCGTTGATTTCCTGCATGAACAGGTCGGCATTAAAATTGTTTTCGCCGAGAATGAGGTTGTCGTCGATCAGCGTATCAAAATACTGCTGGTTTCGTTGGACAGCCTTGTTCCATACGGTGTCAAACTCGCTCTGCGTGAGCTTTAGTGTCTTTCGGATATACTCGTTGATTTTCTTGTAATCGTATCCCCGCCGTTGCAAGGACCGTATATGCTCTATCGCCGTCTCCGTCATTTCTCCGGTCATGGCAACACGGGAGCATATGTCCTCAAGGATTTGTTCTTCTAAACGCTGGAAAAGATAAATCAGCGGCAAGGGAAGTGAGTACATGAACTCCGGTGTAATCGGGTAACGCATTACGCATCACCCGAAACAAGGCTCTCCATCTTCGGAAGCATTTTTGCGGCGGTCGTTTCATCTTCGCCGTACCATTTCATACGGTATTCCACAAGCCCCATAACACCCATGGAAACATCAAGGCGGTCTTGCGCCCGCGCTGATTCCGTGTCAATAATGATGCTGTCATCGAACTTTACGGTTACCTCTACGTTCTCGTTGAAGCCACCGCCCATGTATGTATTGCCCAGCCGGAGAATGATCCGCGCAAGGTCGATAAACACGCTTCGGAGAATCTTTTCGTGCTTCACCATGGTTTTGTACATGGTGGAGTTTTCGGATATGATCTGCGTAGCTGTGGACACGCTTCCCCTGTCATAACGGTAATAGTTCTCACCGAATCCGCACTTGCTTGATAGGACGTTCAAAACATCCTGCATGGCCGTATTGTGCTCGGCAACTCGGAGCGTCATGTCGCTTTCTTTAAGCAGTAATGTCGGGTCTCCGTCCTCCGGCAGAACGTAATATGTCGTATCATTTGGGTCGAATATCGGCTCACCTTTTACGTTCTTCGCCGCCTCCGGCTTTACGAATATTCTCTTTTTGCCAAGAATAAACTCGTTGATATACGAATCATAAACAATATCGCAGCCTTTGAGCTGGTCGATGCTGTTTGCAAACACCGATACGCCCATCGGGGAATTGATATCAAGATTGTTTACGATGTTCAGCCGGTCAATGACGAACTGCGGCTTATCGCTTCCCGTATTGATCGAAGGTTGTACCGTTTCAAACCCTCTGACGGAGGACAGCGGCACTTCATCGTAGCCTTTGGCCGTAACAAGGTAGTTTTCGATATAGTACACGCCGCTTTTCAGATGGTGAATCTGGATATAGAAATACTCATTCTCTCCATCTGTCACTTTGGAGAGAAAAGCGCATTCCCGTACCACGCGATTTCTCCACGAAAGCGGGTAAATGCGATCTGCCGTGATGTAATCAATTTTGATGCCGTCGGCATTCCCGCCGATCTCTCCGGTTTCCGGGTCGATCTCCGCGCCCTCGACGCGCAGCACATACGCCGCCGTGCCAAGCGCGGATTTAAGCTCCTGCATTTCGCTGATCTTAACCTCGAAATTGTTTGCAGCGCAAACAGAATCAAAAAACTCCTGCTCTTCCGGCTTTTCTAACGTTATCAGCGTTTTTTCGTTTTCGAGCAGATTCGCCCAATCCTCGCAAACCCTTTTTGCCATACCAAGTGACATACGGTTGCAGTCAACGTTCGTTTGCCCGTTAAATACTCGGTAATTGTGGAAATCTTTGACTTTCCCGTCATACCACGAACGCCAGCTTTTGATAGCGTCATAGATCGACGGTTGCACAACGTCAAATCCCTTTTCGCGGAGAAAACTGTAAATATCACTCATGCCCTATTACCAAACTTTCTATATACCCGTTCAAGGGCGTATCTTGTACTGTCAATGGTGTGATTATCCTTATCCGGATACCCGCTGATAACATTACCGTCTTTATCCCTGTCAAATTCATAGTTTACAAACTCCTTATATACCGTCGGGGTGCGCTGCGGGTCAATAACAAGTCTGCGGCTTTGCAACCACTTCATGCCGTATTCGACGCTTCCGGGGCCTTTCTGCGCCGCTTGCGCGTGCAATCCGCATGAACGGAAGTCTGCAACACTTTTCGGTTCGGCGCTGTCGCACGTTATGAACGCATCGTTATACCCGCGTTCCATTATCCACGCGGCATTATCTGCATTGCTGGTTTTGTTGTTGCAGTGCTCGTCTATAAAATAAATCGTCTCCCGCGCAACGTCGTAATGTACGCGCACGAAAGCGAATATGTCGGGGTAATATCCCCAGTCAACGCCCTGATATATCCGGTCGAATCGCGCTATCTCGTCATCCGTGATCGCCCGCGCTGTGATGTTGTCAAATACGTTTCCGCCGTCGCCGTTTGGTACGCCGAGATATTCATGCTCGTATGCCGCCGGGTTGACATCTTTGAGATGTTCTGCGTCGTTGAGAAACACCGTGCCAAGCCATTCGGGGGGCGCTTCAAGGTACGTCGAGTGATGCCGCACCCGGTTTTCGTTCGGCTCAAGCATCTGCTGATTGACCCAATTGGCGCGGCTCTTCGGCGGGTTATAGGACGCAAAGAAATAGGAATCAACACCGCCGCGGAGAATGGATTGCTTCACGCTTCGCAGCTCCGCAGCTCCGGCAAGCTGGTCAAGCTCTTCCACCCACAGAATACCGATATGACCAAACGGCGGCTTTATGGATTTCAGCTTTACAGGATCATCACACCCACGGAAATAAATCTTCTGTCCGGTCTTTTTGAGCGTGATTTCAAGAGGCGAAACCTTAAAATCAAAGTCTCCCGCTATACCAAGCTCATTGATAGCCCATTGAATTTGCGAATATACGCTGTCTTTGAGTGTGTTCGTCTGCTTACGGACGATACAGGCGTGCATCGTCGGATTGTTTTCCACAAGCTCAGGAACCTTGAGAGATATAAAGGACGATTTCAGACCGGCACGACCACCGTCAAAGATGTAATCCCTGTTCGGCTCGATATGTCGGTTGATGTCCACAAATGCCTTGCCGATAAGCTCGGCAGGAATCTTGCACGGTCTATCCTCTGCCGCAGCGTCGTTTGTCCAGTTTTCCCACCGGTCAACGGCTCTGTCATCGCCGCTTATCGCCTTTCCGTATACACCCGCTACAATAGCGGCATTGCATGTCATGTCCTCGTCATCAATGGCGAGACCGGCGCGTGCGATCTGGTTTTTGAGTTTGTCCGGCGCGGGCTGCTGTGCTATCGACTTTGCGAGAGTAGCAAGGCTCTTATTAGCCCTGCGAGCTTCCACAGAGGCTATGCCGCCCTTTTGGGCGATTTCCCGTTGTTCTTCCTTTGTTCTCTTGTTCAGCGGAACAAGGTTTTTTGTATTCCCTTTTCGTGGCATACCCTCCCTCCCTTGAAAATAAAAAATCGCCGTTCTGAATTATCAAAACGACGATTCGTATTTAATTAAAATGGCAAGCGGGCGGATTTCAACCGCCATCTCCGCTTTCGCGGTGTTTTCACTCGTAAACTACTACTTGCCGCTTCTATTATTCCACACGCTTTTTACCCTGTCAACCAGCTTCTTTTCTTTGGCGCTCAGTTTCTTGGTTCCATGTTCATCATGGATGTAACCGTAGTGTGTATGCTCTTTTTCGCTCTTGCCATCGATAAAGTGCGGTTGCCCATTAAGGTCAATCGTTTTATATCGTTTGTTCTCTTTGTCGTAAAAAGAAATAAATTTTATTACATCCAGCCTGTTAACCGTAACGTATATGCGTCTTCTCGTCTGCGTCTCAAGCGGAGCTGTTGCACTGCCGGAAAGCTGGTATTTTACAAACTTAATGTTTCCATCCTGCAATATCGTTTTGTACTCGCTGCCGTATGGGTGCTTTCCTGTGCCGCTTGCTGCACCTCTGCTGCCCATCATCTAACTCTCCATGTTGCAGAGTTTTTACGTGTTCGGTAATACGTCTTGCCGTTTACTGTCACCTCAAGTTTTCCGCTACTCATTGCGCTCTTGAGCGCCGAAGAAAGCGTATTTGTTTCTTTCTGTTTCTGCGCTTTTTTCGCCTTATCTTTCAAGCTGTTCATATAAGAGTTGACGGCTGCACGTTTGTCAACGGCTTTCTGTGCGTTCTTCTGCACCTGTGCGCGGTTGAATCGCGCTACACCGGAAGTATAAGGGCTGACACTCTGCGATTCTGCTCTAAGCTGATCGGTCGTCAGACGGTGAAGCTCTTTATACGCGGCTTTCGTTTCGGCCTCGTCAAACCCAAGCCCTTTTATGGTCTCGGCATTCCGCGTGTATTCCCGCTTTGTTGCGTCTCCGGCGTCTACTGCGAAACTTGCGGCGTTTGCCCTGCGTATAAGATTGTTATCAAGGCTTGGCGCACCGCCTTTTGATACTCCGCTGCTCGCTCCACGTCCGCCCATCAGCTCTTTCCTCCAATTCTTTCCGTGTTGTGGTTTGCAATGTAACTTACACCACACGGGAATTTATATCCAATATCGCCGCCGTAACACATGACGTGCGACGGTCTCAACCTCTTTATTGCCTCGTCCATACCGGTAAACCATATACCACCGGCGTTTTTATCGCGCTTCACGCCTATCGTGCTGACAGAGACTACACCGCCCGGCTCTATGCCGTCGAAACAGAAATCAAAGCTCCGTTCATCTGCCCATTGCAGCGTCGGTATGACTGTTACGCCTGCGTCCTGCATGATCTGCCCGATCAACCGGGAGCGGTACACGTTCCATATCTGCATCGCAAGCGGCATATCCAGATAAAGCGAAAAGTCCGGCGTGAGAACACAATCGAACATACCAAGTTTATCAATGTACTTGTTGGGCGTTGTCCATACCCGCTCAAACTGGTAATCGTCGATATAGAAGTGTATACCTTTGTCGTAGTCTTCGCTCGTGAGCATATAGTTGAACGAAATCAAATCCTCCGGTATATGGTCTGTCGCTTTCAGTGTTGGCATATCCCATTTACCGGCGGCGCGTTTTGCGTCATAGTCGCGCAGATTCATTTTGCTGTACGTCTTTTCTCGCTCGTCGCCGTAATAGCCGTCGTCCTCTTCTTCCTCCGGCTCATCGGCATAGCCGAGAAAGCCGAGGTCAAGACCTGGAAGCTCCAAGGAAAGCATATTCTTGTCAAAGCCGCTGTCCATCGTGGTTTTGTTGTGTGCGATGGTGTATTCCCGGCGCTGCTTGTCTGTCAGATGGTCGAGGCGGATACATGGAGCCTCTTTTATCCCCATCTGCCGCAGGGCTTCAAATCTCCCGTGCCCCTCTATAATGGTGTTAGATTTGCCCCATACAGCGATAGGGTCGTTCATCCCATACCGAGCGATGGATTCCTTGATCTCGTCGATCTGCTCTTGCGGATGCTCTTTTGTGTTGTTGGCATACGGCTTTATCTCGTCCAGCCGCAGTGTGATTACTTCCATCTCCGCCGCCCCCTCCGCTGCGTACGGCTTTCCCGCCTTTCGGCTTCGCCCAAAACAAAAAGCCACGCTTTGGCGCTCGGTGATCGTCCGGCGTCTCTGCGTGGCTTTGGATGTTACTATTATACCACGGATTTTTGAAAAGTCACTGGCAAAAAACTCGCATTTTTACCGCGTCCCGTGCCTGGCGGTGCAGTAGCCGGACAATGCGCGGGTTGCCTTGCGCCATACGGTGCTGTCGTCACAGCCGAGCTCATCACAAAGCCGCTGCACACCGTTTTTCTGTTTGTCGATGTACAGCACTTCCAGAATACGCCGTTCCTCGGCTGTCAGCGTGGCAAGGGCTTTCTTCGTCAGCCGCACCTCCGATTCTGCAATGCGGAGATTGTCGGACAATAGATCGATCAGGCAAATGCTGTTGTTCATTCTTTCCTCATACGATGTGCCGCCGCCCTGCACCGGGGCCGTTCCCGTGGATGAGCTTTTGATAGCGGTCATGCGTTCGCGCTCCATGTTGATCTCCTCCGGGATGGACAGGATCGCCGCCTCGTTTTTCCGGAGGTTGAAGAGGTCGGCCTTGCATTTCATTTTCCAGAGTTCGTTCACTTTATCACCTCGTTATTCAATGTTAAACGCTCTGTGCCGCGTTTTTATTTTTATCGTGGGAATTTATATCCCGAATGTCTAAAGCGTTTACGGCGTCCATTGCGAGCCTTGTTTGCAGCCGTTCAATCTCTTCCTTGCTGCATTGTTGGATGCGGCACGAAAGCAGAAACGAATCGCGGAAAATTTGCGAAGCAGGGGCGCAACGAATCATAATCCCCGTCTCGTGCCTTGTCCCGCAATACTCGCACACGCTCCCGGTGATCGGCGCTCCGCAGTTCGGGCAGTTTGTCATACCTCCCACCCGAACTCGTCCTTTATGGCGTCTCTGACCATCCAGACGTTGAGATTGCCGCTTCCGACGCTCTCCCGGATGTTTGCCACCTCCGCCGACAGCTTGTTCACGTCCTCTTGCGTAGGATTGAAGCAGGACATCCACGCCCAGACGAAGATCGTCATGGCAATGGACACGGCCTTGTGCATGGAGACGTCTCTCGGCTTGCGTTTGGATTTACTGCTCATCGCGTGCGGCCTCCTTTTCCTCGACAATATGCTTGGCGAGTTTGGCGCAGCTCAGCTCCCCGGGGCAATCGTCCTCGCAGTCCCAGCAAAGGCGCGGTGCTATTTCCAGAAATACGTCATGTTCCCAGCGGTTCATTCTCATCTGCTTTCCTTTCTCCGATTTTGTTATCATCAACAAAATCGTTCTTCCTTTTCCCTTTCTCGCAAAACCCGTCGGCGGGCTTGGGGTAGTCGTAATAGTTGCAAAAGACTGCATCATTGAGACACAGATCCGGCTCTCCACGTCGGCAGTCCTTGCAATGCACCACCGGCTCATACCCAAGCTGCACAGCCATTCGCTTAAACTGGCTGCGGGTGGGGCGGTCAATATCGATTGTCGGTGCTGCATCGATAAGTTCGTTTACCTGTTCTTTATCAAGGAGCACACAGTTTCTGCAATTCTGGAATGCATCAACGCTTGTTTCCGGGATAGCGAGTTTTAGAGCGTCAGCGTTAATCAACCGCATGGTCTTTTCCTCCTTCGTATTTGGCAATAAGCATATTGAGATTGCGCAGTCCTCGCATTGTGACAGCATCGGATTCGTAGAGAGCGTCGCGCAAGGCGAGGATTTTGGACGCGGGAACAGCGGCAACGGTGGGAGCATCCTCTATCAGTTTTCGGGCTTTCCCCGGCTCTCCTTCGTGCTGCCGGTCGTATTCAGCAAGCAGATCGTCAGCGTCAATCAGGCGCATCGGTTTTCCCTCCTTCGTATTTGGCGATCAGCATGTTGAGATCGCGCAATCCTCGCCTCGTGATAAGGCCGTCCTCGTTGAGCCGGTCCCGGAGCTCAATAAGCTCCGGGAGGGGAACGGCGTCAACGGTCGGCATTAAATACTTGATGATGTGTGCCGTCTCTGTAAATCCTTCGGCAAGGTTATCAAGATGAGTTTCCCCTTGATGTATCAGATTTTTTGTTCCCTTGTACTCCATTCTAAACATTTCCAATGCTTTGTCGGCGTCAATCAGTCTTGCCATTCACTACACCCTCCGTTCCACCGCCACACACAGCGGGGACATTTGCCGTAGCAGGGTTTATGCATTGCTGTCACCGCCTTTATACTTCGGCATGTCCGCCCATGCTTTCACACCGTCCCAGTCGTCATGATCTTCAAGACAGAGCACGTTGTTCTCAACAAAGTCGCAGTCAACCACGCACACATCCAGCGAAACGCCCCAGCTTGTGGCGACAAGGATTTCCTGCCCGTCATCCGGCATTTCGCAAGAAAATATATATTCCGGGATTTCATAGTTAGCGTACCCTCTCTCGGCGTACTCGGCTTTTTCTTCCTCTGTCAACGGGCGCGTCGTGATCTCGTGCCAGATGATTTTTTCTTCAAACATCGATGTCGTCATCTTTGTTTTGAAGTCTCGGAAAGTGCTGATTGTTGCCATTGTTTGAAACATATCAGCGCTCGCCTTAACGAAAGAATCCCGGTCATAGTTTTCTTCGTCGGCGATGCGGATAAGCTCATTAAGAAATTTAACGATTGCTTCGCTTAGTTTGTCTCTGGTTTTATCGTCCATCGGTATCATCCTTTCTCTGATAGCAATTCAGCATCGGGTCTATCGGATCGCAGAAGCAGCAGGACTTTCCGTCCGTTATTGCTTTAGGCATTTTCTTCACCGTCCCACTTTCTTTCTCTTTTCCACCGTCTGCACCAGTGTTCAAAGCACTGCAAATAGCCAATGTGACGATCGTCTATTGCACACTTGCACCGGATTCCGTCCTTTGTTGGATATCTGATGCAGTTGCCGCAGTTACCGCACACACGTTTCCGCTCCTTGTTCATTCCGCACCGTCCATTTTTGCGCCGCAGTTGGGGCAGTAGTTCGGAACGATTCCAACGGTAGGATATTTCTCGCCGCAAATACTGCAAGTTGCTGTCTCCCAAAACCCGCCTTGTTTATCTGCCCACCACCCATGCCATACAGGAGCAACGTCGGCGGCGGGAATTTCATAGAGCGCGTTTCTTGTCGCTTCATAGTTGCCGTAAGAAAGCTGCACCGCTCTTATTGCTTCGTGCCGTGAAATGTATTCATCCATTATCTGCATCTCCTTTCGGCGGTTCGGGAAGCGGCATCCAATGGGTGACATCTTCAACCATTCCCATCCACTCGCCGTCTGTTCCAAGTGCATCAATTTCCATTTCGCCGTAAGCGCCGACAACCAACACACAATATGTAGGCTCCGGCAACCTATCCTTAACCGAAATCCACTTTCCATGCCGTACAGGCGCAACGTCAGCGGCAGGAATCCCTTCAACAAAGCACTTCAATGCGGCAATTTCCGGCTTCCAAATTGTATCCATGCAAGCGTCCAGATGGTTAATCACCGTCTCGCGTTTTATGTATTCAGCCATCGTTTTCTCCTTTCGGCGGTTCATTCCGCACCGTACATCTTCGCCCCGCAGTTGGGGCAGTATCGCATTTTTAGGTTCGTAAAATCCATGGCCTTCACGTCCCCTTGCCCGCATTCGGAGCATTCATAATCGCCGTATTTCTTATTCAACGCCCACCGCCCATGTCGTACAGGCGCAACGTCAGCGGTGGGGATAGCCCGTAGCGCTTCTTCGATTTGTCCCACATTAAACCCGAGTGTTCGGCGAATGCCGTTAGGATCGCTATCATAGATTGCTTTGATCGCCGCTTCGCGGTCTATGTATTCAGCCATTGTCATCGCCTCCATCCGTCCGCACTTCTTTTTCAAGAATTGCGTCGATAACTTCAATAGCGTCGAGAATGCCGCAGTTTACGCTTTTGTCGGGGTCAAATATAGCACCCTCGATGAAGCCTAACATGCGCTGAATCGTTGAAAAGTCTTTGTGTGTCATGGCGTTTTCCCCCCATAGTTGTCTTTAATGCCGTGATTTCTCAGGCAGCAGGAGCACTTCTGGTGACGCTTGCCGAGCCATTTGCAGTTGTCGCAGGAAAGCGCGTCCTCTTCGAGCATCCGCAGCCAGTCACAGTCTGCCGATTCACAAGGATCGTCTGGGTATAGCTCGTTGCATAATTCGCAGATGATCGTCCGCGCTGTTTTAACTTTCGTGTATTCAGCCATTGTCAACCCTCCTATTCCATGCATCAGACGCATCTTTGAGTGACACTGCATCAATCAGTATCGGGTCGATGATGCAGCAGTTGTATTCGTCATCGCCGTATGTGTGATAAACTTTGAACACCCTGTCAAGTGAGTTGTAGACAATCGACACGGGTTTCCCGCAGAACGGGCAAGGCTTCAATCTGGCCATTCCCACCCCTCCCAATCAATCGACTGTCCGCAATGCTCGCAGTATGTGATTTTCTTACCGCCGCCGATAAATTCCCAATGCCCAAGGGCGTAATCACATGCGGGACAAATTGCTTCTTTCGTAGGCGTTCCCCATGTCCTGTCAACGCCGCTGGTCGGCTTTTTCGGAATCTGCTTGTCTAGCGCCTCACACGCCATAAGGCAAGCCTCGTCTACCGCCTCCCGTAATTTCTCCTTGCCTTTGAATCCTCCTAAAAACTCGATCTCGGCAAGGGCTTCCCGCGTGGTGTCTGGGTGAAGGATTCGTTTTGCTTCTTTGTAGGTCATGTAATCAGCTCCTTTTCATATTTGCAGAACGACAAGTCGCAGTCCTTCCTATCCGCGCACACGCTGCATCCGTGCGCTTTGGAGAAGCGGAAAAACTCTGCGGCGGTTCTTGTTGGGTAAACCTTGCGGACAGGTGCCGTTTTCTCGCGTTTCGGCTTCCTGACTTCCACAGGCGCTTTTTTCGGCTTTCTCCCCTGCCTCATGTGTTCGGCTCTGGCCGCTCTCACTTCGTTTGCGAGACAGCCGCAGGATCGCGTTTGCCCGTAAATGATGTTGTTCTGCATGATGATCTTTTCCGTTCCGCAGTCGCATTTGACGCGCCAGAAAATGAAGCCCTTCCTGTCCGGCACATCGGCAAGGCCGAGGACGACGAGCCGCCCGAACCGCTGACCTGTCAGGTCTTTTCTCGGTCGTGCTTTCAGAGCCGCCCTTGCCTTTTCGAGCTTTGCCCGCGACGCGTCGGAGTTCAGACAGCCGCAGGATTTCGTTTTTCCGCTCCGCAGTGAATACCCGGCGAGCACCTTTTCCGTCCCGCAATCGCATTTGCAGAGCCAGTGCGCGCCGTCGTGCTCGGAGTGGTCGTATCGTATGACCATCAGGCGTCCGAAGCGCTGCCCGGTAAGGTCAATTCGTTTCATCGCAGCCTCCGCTTGGCGTAGAGTGCCATGAGTAAAGATTCCGCCATTCCGTCATGCTCCTTGCGGCAGCCCGGCGGTATTAAATTCACGCCTGGGAAGAGCCGCTTGCAGACCTCTATGGACGTGTTCTTGTCGGCAGTGACGGAAAATTCCTTCTTCCACTTCTGCGGGCGGACGAGCTCATAGGGGATCTCGTATGCTTCGAGCATCCCTTGCAGCCACCCGAAGCCCTCGCCGAAGTGGAACATGGAGGTCACTCCCTGCCCCGGCATGGCGCCGACGTGTTCCAAGCAGCACACCGCCTTTTCGCCGCGCAGATCGGATAGGACGCAACGGTATGTGTCTCGGTCGTACCGGAACGTCTGGACTTCCTCCCCTTGCAGAATGGCAAGTCCGCCGTTCTTGCCGGGGTCTATACCGATATAGATCATCGGATATCACCTCCCCATTGTTCGGCCATTGCCTCCGCAATGCCGAGAAATGTTTTGCTGCGCTCTTTCGCCGACGTTTTGCCGCTTGTACTCCATCGATCTTTTCTTTTTTCCTTCCGATGATCCGTTGCAGAGACCCATTTCTCCGTGGGCTGAACAGTGTCGGTTGCGTTGAGCAGAGGAAGACCGCGAAGCCACAAGCAGGTTGTCTTCATAAACGGCTCGCCGAACATATACGGCTGAACAATCTGAGAGTATCGCGGCAGCTCGAAAATCTTTAATGGGACAGGGTTCTCGACCGCAATCTTACAAATCGGCGCGTTGTATAAACACATAAAGAACCGTTTTGCTTCTACGCCTTTGCCGAATCGCTCTTGCTGAATTTCTCCATTTATCCTCAAACGGCTTCCACCGGCTTTTGATAGATAAGTGCACGGCGGGTGTGCGATCAGACAGTCCCATCGGCCTATATCATGCGCCTGCCCGTCCATGGTGGTTACTTTCCCTCCCTCTATGGCCCTTAGCGCGTCGCCGAGAATGTGCCATTCTGGATGGCCGCCGTACGGTTCCTGGATATCGCAGCTGTAAGCCTCGTGGCCGCGCTTTCGAAAAGCGATGCACACCCGCTGCGATTCTTCGCAGGCAATCAGGACTTTCATTCTTCTGCCTCTACGATCTCGCCATTACTGGCGGCAAATGCCTCTTCCGTCTGGCGGATGATGCTGCCGCCGTAGGAATAGCGCGTCAGAGCGAAGAACTCCTCGGGCGTCATCTCATCGATGTCGATGTCAACGTCATGCTGCCGGGCGAACTCTCGCCGCCCTTGCTCGCAGCTTCCGGTGAGGCGGTGGTGCCACGAGAAAAAGTCCATGGCCGGACGCTTTACGCCGAGCTTAAACTCTTTGCAGAACGCCGCGATGCGCTCATCCGTCGTCATATCGTCAAAGAGCTTTTCAAGAAGCGCCTCCCGCGCCTTGTGCAGCGTCTCGCCGTGGGCGAACGTATTGCCCTGCTTGCACACAAAAGTCGGGGCAAGCGAAAAATCGTGCCGAACGATAAAGCCCTTCGCCGCGTTGCCGATGATGCTGGTGAGAATCGTCGGTACGTCGTCGATCATATCGACCGGCTGACCGTTAATGGATTTTAAGCCGGGGCCGCAGTGTGCGCCGATGACGATGCCGGCGCCGTAGCCGGCGCCGTAGCCGGCGCCGTAGCCGGTGCCGGTGCCGCCGCCATCGCCATAGCCATAGCCGTCGCCGGAGCCATCGAAATCCGTGTGGAGAAAAGCCTCCCGCGTCAGCACTTCCATTCGCGCACCGCCTTGATGCTCGCTTCGGCCTTTTCCGTGCAGGGGATGATCTCGATTGCGTCGAGGATCGTGATCTCCTTCACCGGCGCCGGGAACTTACACCTACCCGGCTCGCTCGTCCCGTCGTTGGCAAGCTGGGAAATGCTTGAGGCGCCCTCCCAATACCAAATTCTGCGGCAGTCGGTGAGCTGGACTTCCCGCCCATCTCTGGCGGCGAGGGTTCCAGCAAACACGCCAGAGCGGTCTCCGCGGACTATGACATATTTCCCGATGTTGTTTTCTTTCATGTTGTTTTCCTTCTTTCAAAAAAATTCAAGATTTTAAAATTTCATTGGCAAGCTGCCGTTTTTCTCTTCCTCTGTCAGCTCGCAGATCACCGCCCTTGCAGCGGAACTGCGGCGCTTCCCCGTTCAGGCGGGAGAAAATGCGCTGATATGTCAGATTGTCCGTCGGCTGGGTGATGTCCATGTTCGTCGTGATGATCGTAGGCAGGCGCGATCTCATGCGGTCGTCGATGATCTGGAACATCTTTTCGGCGGCGTATTCCGTGTTTCGTTCTGCGCCGAAATCGTCCAGCACCACAAGCTCAAACGTCGCAAGCCGGTTGCGGATGATGTCGGCCTCGTCAAACATCCGGTCGAGCAGATTGACCGTTGAGACCATCCAGACGCGATACCCTGTGTCTAAAAGCTCGTTGGCGATACTCGCCGCAGCGTAGGTCTTGCCGCATCCGACAGCGCCGGAGAGCGTGAACGACAGTCCGTTTTCCAAGATGTCCGTCCAGCGGTGGATGAACTTCTCGGCGAAGAACATGGACGGGTTGCCCGTGGAGTTGTCGAAGGTCATGCCCTCGTATCCGCGCAGCCACTCCGCCCGGCGTTCCTCGTTGAGCCGCCGGAAAGCGTCCTCGGCGGTCTGCTTCCGCGCCTCCGCACCGCACCGGCAGAGGCAGCGGACGATGATCTCTTTTCCTCCGACATCAATGGCGCATTCTTTCTGCTCGCCGCATTTGCCGCAATGGAGAAGGCCGTCGGAGGCGATGTAATCCTCCGGCATGGCGGGGTTGTTTCGTTTCGCGCGTTCGGCAATGCTGCCGATAACGTCTTCTGTCAGCATGGCAAGTCCTCCATTGCGTCATAGTCCGGGGTCGCAAAGCGGCCGGTTTGTTTGGGTTTGTCCTCCCGCCTTTCCCATGTTCGGACGCAGGCTTTCCAGTCCTTCATGGGCTGATTACCCACCTTCCAGCCCTTGGAGGCGTAGAAGTCTACAAAGCGTTCGGCGTCAACGCGGTTTCCGCGCTCCCGGCAGTAGGCAGCAACCTCTTCCACGGTGGGGTGGTGCGCGTGCGCACTATCTTTCACACCGTTAGGTGGGAAAGATATGTCCTTGTCTTTGTCCTTTTCCTTGTCCTTGTCCTTGTCCTTGTCCTTGGGGGGCGTTTGGGGGCGTTCGGGGGCGTTCGGGGGCGAATGCCCCCCACCCTTTTCTCCGTTCTCGCGATTTCGCGCGCATTTGGCCTTGTATTTCTCAATGTCCCTATCGATCTGCGACCTCATGCCGGGGAAGACAAAGCGTTCATTACCACGGAGTTCCGGAGCTGCGCCGGTCGCGCTGTATTCCAGCAGCGCCCTGAACAGTCTCCCGCACTCCGCGTCATTCAGCGCTTCCATGGTGTCGAGGTAGCTGTGATAGGCATTGAAGCTCTCTAATGCCATTGTGCGCCTCCGTTAAAACGGAAGCTGTCCGTCATCCTCAACCGGTGCGAGGGTCGCGCGCTCGTAGGCTTCCTTCTGGTCGGGCTTGTCCTTTTTGCCGCCGCAGAAGCTGACCTCATCCGCGACGATCTCCGTCGCCCGGCGGGCGTTGCCGTTCTTGTCCGTCCAGTCGCGGTTCTGTATGCGCCCGCGGACGCAGATCATATCGCCCTTGGAAAACCACTTGGAGACAAACTCGCCGGTCTCGCGCCATGCGGTAATGTTGAAGAAGTCCGTACCATCCTTGAAGCGGTCAACGGCGATCGCAAACGACGTGACCGGCGTGTTGTTCGATGTGTAACGCTTCTCTGGGTCTCGTGTAAGGCGTCCCATGAGGACGCAGGTGTTCATAGCCATCTTGGATCATCCTTTCGGTAGATTAATTTTTGTTCGTCCCAGCAGCGATAGCGGGCTTTGAGATAGTCGCGGCAGTAGTGTCCGATCTCCTGCCGCATCGTCGCTGTGCCGTTGTCGAATGCGTCATGGCAGAGGCGGCAGAGGGTCAGGACGTTTTCTTCGATCCCCAATCCCCCGCGCGAACGGGGGATATAATGGGCTTCGGGGAAGGCATAGATCGATTTGCAGTAAACGCAGCAGTGGTTGTCGCGTTCCCATACGCGCTCTTTGACGGCCTTGGGAATGGCGCACGCTTTAGCGCGCTTGCTTGAGATTCTTTTCATCGGCGTATCTCCATGTGTAGCCGCCAGTCTGGCGACGTTTCCCTTTGCAGCAGTTGCAAACACACGACGGCTGAAAGCCGTATTCTCTGCACTGATTCAGCGAGCTTAGAACGATTTCCGAGCCGCCGTTAAGCGGAGTGCCGATTATCGGTTTTCCCATCGTCGAGCGCAGGGTTTTTGTAAGTCGCTCCTTCCAGACCGCAGTACGAACAAATCTTCCTCGTTTGGCGGAGTAATCATAGTTCCCTTGCAGAGTTGTCCATTCGAGGTTGTCTACCCGGCAATTCAAAGGATTAAAATCTTTATGGTTAACAATCGGCAGATTATCGTGATTCGGAATAAAGGCTTCCGCGACGAGACGGTGAACAAGCGGCTGCTTTCTCTCCGGAATCGACAAACGAACCCTGTTGTACCCTTGCGAGTTCTTGCGCAGCTTCAAAAAATGCCACGTTCCTTTCGCACGAGAACGTACATTCCCAAAACTGCTGATTTGGTACATACCGTCTGTCCCGGGAATATCCCGCCATTCCTCAATGGCGCTTTGCGCATTCGTCAAGAATCAAGCTCCTTTCTCTGTCGGAAAGCGTTTCAACGCCAACCGACTTTGCGTCCTGAATGATGTTGTCGATCAACGCGGACATTTGCTTTACGGTGTAGGTGCTGCTGCCGTGATATGCGAGGATAATCTTTTTCCCTTCTTCCTGCGCGTCGTCGGCAACATCGCAAAACCAACCGATGCCTTTGCTTGCCCAGATCTTTTCAAATTGCGGGATAGCCGCGTAATCAATAATAAGCGTGGAATAAGTTCCTACTTCGCGGATCGCGTTTTTGTATACCTCGTTCTTCGTCAGCCCGACGGCTTGTGCAACGTCTTGGCATAGTTTCCAAAACAGCGCGTTTGCCTCAAGGCTTCGCAGCGACCTTTTAGGACGTATTTCGTATTCCCCCGGCGTGAACGCGTAGGCAAAATGCCTCGCGTCCACGTCAGCGGTGTGGAGCTTTAAGTAGCCGCTCTCCCAGACGGCGGAATCGACCTTCACTTCTTCAACCTCGGGTTCTTTCTCTGACAGTCGCGGCAGAGCGGTTTTCCGTACCATTTCACGCTGTAATCATGCACATCATCCTTGATCTCTGCTCCGCAGTCTGCGCAGATCATCGGAAGATCGGCATTCCCACCAATGATGATATTTGCGGGCTTTGCCGGAGGCGGCGCGGTGGTGTAATCTGCCGCTTCACCCGGCGCGGTATACTTGCTTCGGTCTTTGGCGTAATAAATGTCTGCCGCAAGGCCGAGCGCCTTAGAAGCAACGGAGATGGCGTCCGTGAGAGCCATCTTGAAGCACTCATCGGAGAGGTACGGCCCGTTCTTTTCCTGAGCGACAAGGGAGCTGCCGCCCGTTCCGGGGATTCCGTGAGACGCAACGCCGGTTTCTGGATCGACGTAAAATAAAAGAATGTCAAGGAAAACCGCGCGCTGCTGTGTGATGTTGTCATCAACGATTCGCTTGTCGGTGATTTCATACCACCAGCCAACACCGCAGGGGCCGAACATTTCTGTCAGTTTCTTAATGCGCCACATAGGGTTAATGTCGCTGAATCCTTTCAAGCGTCCAGCGCTGATGGGCTTGATCGCTTCGTTCGGCACCGACCGGACGGCGTTATAAATGCTCATGTTCTCGCTCATTCCGCCGCCTCCTTTGCCTCCGCGAGCTTCTTCCGGAGATCGGCAAGCTCGGCGTGCATGGCGATATTCTCCGTGCGCATCTTCCAGTAGTCATCCGCGAGACGCGCCGCGTCGTTTTTTCCTGCTCTTTCTACGAGCTCGCGGTATTCCGCAACGGTGATCCCGACGGTAAACATCGCCGTGCTCTCTCCGGTCTTTTCGTCGACGACGAAGCCGGTGTCAAATTCGTTTTTGTAGTAAGCCATGTTTAAGCTCCTTTCATTTAATCGCAATGGACATGTTCTGTACGAAACGGGCGCAGGGGATTTCCTCGCCAGATGTTAGCCGCACTTTGATGGCGGTCTTGTCCACCTCCGGCAGTTTATAACGAAGGAGGTCTTCGTTGCCGGAGGCCTGCGCCCACTCAACAAAGCAGTCGTCCACTTCGACTGCGGAGGACTTGCGGAACGAAACGGCGCATTTTGCAGTCTGGAACTTCTCGCCCTGCAAGGCGTATGTAAGATAGTCTTTCAGCCGTTCGACTTTCTTCTCGGTTGTCTTTCGGCGGGCGGAAAGAGCCGCTTCCTCTTCTTTGAGGGCCTTTGCGTCGGCGGTAAGGTTCTTGATGCAACAGGCGATGTTCTCAACCTTTGCGTCCCGCTCCATCAGAAGCGCGTCTAATGCTTCATTGTCTACCGTAATCTCGCCCGTATCGGGATCAACCGCATTTACGAGAGCCTCAATGCTCTTGTCGATTTCGTAGAGTGTCATTCCTTTTGCCTCCATTGACATTATTTAAGATTTGTAGTATCATGCGGGTAATGGTTGTTTTTTCTTTTGCGAGCGTCGTCGGTGTCATCTCCACCGGCGGCGCTTTCGCCTTTTTCCGCCCATGTGGTGGAGCATTCAGACTGCGCCAGCCATGCGAGAACAAGGGTTTCCAAAAACGTCTGCATGGACGCAATGCCGTTTCTCTCAAGCGCTTGTTTAACGCGCTGTGCGGTGCTTTCGGTCAACCGGCACTGTAAGCGTATGGGCTTGACGCGGCGCGGTATGCGGGGCTTGCGCTGCGTCACAGTGTCGTATATCTCCTGCGCTCTGGTGCAGAACTTTACGCCGTAGTCGTTCGTGTGAAGTGCCATGCTCACCGTGCCCTTATTGGCTTTCGGGAACTCTTCCCGGAGGGCGGCGGCGATGGCCGTATAACGTGTGTCGTTCATTCTGATCCTCCCATCAGGGCGTATTCTGCAACACCGATCGTCTTACCGATATATTCGGCGTAAGCGGCTTCTACTCTTGCGCCGTGGCTTCTGTACCAGTTGGGGAGCGTGCGCACCTCGTCCGCCGTGTCGATCATGGCAAAGCAGATGCGCATGTACGCGGCCTTGCTCATGCCCTCCGGCAGCTCTGCGGGGTTAAGGACGATATGTCCTTCGGCTTCCAGCTCCGCCTTTGCCGCGGCGAAATGCTCGCGGTATTCGGGATTGCCGGTGATCTTTCCGGCCAGATAGATAATCATTAGTGCCGTCCCCCTCTCTGCATGATCGACGTATCCGGCAGCTGCAGCCAGCGGCAGCAGTCATCGGCGAGGCTCGAAAATCCGTAGACGGCGAAGATGCCTTCGATGACGGAGAAGCCGAGGCCGTTTCCGAATTTCCATACGAAGAAGATCACAGCCGCCAGAAGCGTCATGATTGCAGTGGTGGCGAACGTTGCCTTTGTTTTTGTCATGGTTGTTTTTCCTACTTTCTGCGGCGGTGCGCCGCTTTTTGTACTCTCTTGGTGATGTCGACGGTGTAATCGGCGATTGGGTACAGCTTTGTCCGCGCTTCCCGCCGGGCATTGCATCCGGCCTTGAACTCCGCATAACGGGGACAGGATGCGTGACAGCCGACGTGCCGCTCGCCGCAGTCCTTACACGGGGCGATCATCGCCATTGATTGTTTCTCCCTTTGCCCAGCGAATGAACGCAAGGCGGGGTATCTTTGTCCGGTTGCCGCTGCGGAATGTCGGGAACGGAAGTTTCTCCGGACAGTCACGCGCCATAAGCGTTATTGCATACGGCGCACATCCCAAGTACGACGCCGCGACGTTCGAGGAAATGCATCCCTTGTCCATCGCCTCGATCTCTTCAAGTGTCATTGGTTGTTCCTCCTTGTCATGTCCCCCGGTGCGTGATAAAATTTCCCGCGAAAGGGGGTGATAAAATGGCTGATTCGTTTTTCCCGTCATCAATGATTGACGCACTCGCTATGCTGTGGATGCAAAATCAAGACCTGTCCTCCAAAACGCCGGAAGAAATTTACCGTATGTTCGTCGACGCAAAAGAGAAGATCAGAAACGAGAGATTAGGGCGCAATCAGTAACAGTACCCGGCGAGTGCGTCGGAAAGGTACGTCATCGTGTCGGCTAAATCTTCCGCTGCATCAGCCGGTACATTTTCGCCGTATGCCTTGGAAAGTAGCTGCAACTGCTTTTCAAGGCATTTTTCAACGTCTGCTATACTGAAAACGCTGCGGTCAATCCCCCGGAAAATCGTTGCTGTCGCCCGTGCGTATTTGAGCTTGTCATCAGCTGCTGCAAGCTCAAACAGCCGATCCATCGTGAAAAGCTGATTTTTCAAAATGTCGACTCTTTCGCTTTTGATTTTGTGCATTCTGTCCTCCTTATCTTTCAATATCCAGAACCTTTGCAATCGCGTTGGCAATCTTGTCATTCTCGCGGTTGCCCGCCATGAATGCGTTGATCGTGCTGACGGAGTATCCCGTCATCTTGGCAATGTCGCCATTGGTAAGCCGCCGTAGCTTCTTCTGCTCGGCGATCTTACCGCGGAAAAGCTCGTAAATTTCCATCACCCCCTTGTGCGCGTTTTGTAAAAAACATTGACTTTTTGCGGCAAAAAGATTATTGTGAAAGTGCCAGCAATCACAATACGGTTTTGCAGCTTTTTCGGAAATCCTTTCCGTTAAGGCCTGGTTTTTTGTTGCCTTTTTCGTGCAATGGATTTTACAAATTGCATTATACATTTACTTCGTGCGTTTTGCAATATTTTATACGCACAAAGTTAACATTTGTACAGACGCACAAAAAAGCAGCCCCGCAATTAGCGGAGCTGCACAAAGGGGATAATATCAATGATTCCAATACGTGCCAAAAGAATTTTGAAGGAACTTCGAGATGAGGAAAGCGGCTCTTTGTCTATCGCCGAGCTTGAGACGCGGACGGGGTTTTCGTATCAGAAAGTGCGGAACTTGTGCGACTGTCTGATTGATATGGGTCTCGTTCTGCGCGGCACGCCAAAGGCTTATACATCGGATTATGTTGTTATCACCGCCAAAGGAAGATATAGACCTATTTATATTTTCAATGCCGGAGCGGATTTTCTCGCAAGGAGCGTCGTTGTCCCGATTCTTGTTTCTGTTGCGGCGGCGATCATTGTTCTGTTAGTTCAGAGCGCGTAAGGGTTGTTAATATAGATTTCGTCCGGGTCGATTATAAAACGGCTGGTTCCGTATGTGTGCTCGGCGTAGTTGCTGACTGTCCACTCGGATTTCTCAAAATCCTTGCAATCTACATCCTTCCGGCAAGCGATAGCAAAGGCGCGTCTTTTATAAACGTACACGAAACAATGTTTGCAGCCGGTACACTCAATGCCCTTTAACGGTAGCATTCCTTTTTCCGTCGCTTCTTTTATTGCCTTGTTAAATGTTTTTTCCGTTTCGAGAGAAACTGTAAGCTCGTTCAGTTTTTCTTTCAGCTCCGAATTTTCCCTTTCAAGCTGATTTCTCGTTTTCATCGTCGTATCATCCTTTCGTTATTTGTGAGGTTTTTATGAATCTGCCAAAAGACCATTTGCCGAAGTCGGATAACCCGAAGCTGCAAGCCTATCTCAAGAGATTTGATCCGAAATCTCCAGAGAACGTAAAGAAAGAAAAGAAGCGCCGGGCAGAGAAGCGGCGTAAATGGTGGAGCGAGAATTGGATAGCCGTAACCGGAATTATACTTGCAGCAATATCCTTGTTAGTTGGGATATTAAAGTAAGGGCATTAAGCACAAGTATTGCGATAAGCAGGCGTTTGTCCGCTTTCATCGTATATTATCCTTTCATTATGAGGTGATTACATGATTATCCTTGCCTGTATTTCCGTTATCGTTTCATCCGCCTTGTCCGTTTTTTACGCCTATCTTGCGTATAAGAAAAGCAATGAACCGCCAAAGGACGAAGATTGGGAAACCGCGCTGAAACTTTGTGAAGGCTGCGAATATGCCGAACGCATAGATGTTTTTGCATCAACGTACGTTACGCTAAAAGAACTTAGAGCGGGGGACTGCAAAGACTACGGCTTCTCATCCTTTGATGCAATGCGGCTTTTCGTGCATAACGAGTGCGTTACCCGAAGAGAAAAGAACGCGGGAAAGCTCAATAATTCACAGAGTTTAACGGAATTGTGACCTCGCCGTTTATTCTCCCTGTTTTGCCCCATTTGTGCCGCCCCTCGAATCTCTTAGCAACGTGTTCCGACGGCTCAAAGTCCTTGCAGCTTATGTCCTTGTCACAGCCGATTGCGAGCACATCCAAACCATTAACGTAAACAATGCAATGCTTACACCCGGTACATTCTACGCCTTTCGGCGGCAGCATTCCCTTTTCCGTCATGCTTTTTACCGCCGCGGTAAGCGCCCGTTCGTCGTCCAATTTCCACTTGAGATCGCGTATCACGTTCTCATATCTTTCTATCTTTGTTTTCATCTCGGATATGATCTCATTCAGCCGGTCTGTTTCCTTCATCGTCGCATCCTCCTTTTATTTTATTTTACAAAACAATTAAAACATCTACAACGTGCGTGTGTCAAGGAGAACTATAAATGTTTTATGACAATGTTTTAAAACTCTGCGAGGCTCGGGGCGTAAAGATCACAAACGTAATAACCGAGCTTGGATTTAGTCAAGGGAATTTGTCTAATTGGAAAAACGGACGCGTTCCGCGTGCTGATTCAATAAAGAAACTCGCCGACTACTTCGGCGTCCCTGTTGATGCTCTGATATACGGTGACGGTGCTGCCAGCAATCCGGCCCCGGCCATCATTGCAGGTGTTTCGGATTCAAAAAAAGAAATGATCGAGCTGATTCTTTCACTGCCGGATGATAAGGTCAAGATTCTGCATCAGATAACAAAAGCTGCACTTGATTTATAAACCATTCAAACTGCTCCTCCGTCATTTGACAGATCATTTCCACAAGCTCTCTCCGTTCCTCGTCCATGCTCTTCCTCCGTTATGTATTTGTAAAATTCAAGCAGGAAAATAATCCGCCGGGCGTCTCGCTCCGGTGCGTCAACGGGCGTTTGCATTTTATCACTTCCCTAAATTGTTTTTCGACAATTTTCTGTTGATTCTATCGACATGAAAATTTATTCTGAACATAGCCGCAACAAAAATTTAATAGGAGATTGGATGTTATGAGAAAGAAACTGCTTGCCCTTGCCTTGGTTTTTGCGCTCGTTTTTTCGCTTTGCGCATGCGGCGCAGAGGCTAAAACGGCGAAAGAAGAAGCAAGTCAGGTTGTTGAAGCGACAGCCACACCGGAACCGACACCGGAACCGACGCCGCAGCCGGAACCGGTAATTGATTACGAAATAACGTACACAAACTGCAAAGTTGGAACGGATGACGCCGGGAGAAACACGTTTGCTCAAATCCTTTTCGTCGTCGAAAACAAGGGCGACTGCAATATAACGTTAAGTTATGAAAAACCGAGCTATGTCGATCTCGTAGACGAAGCCGGAAACATTGTTGAAACGAAGAACATCGGTGGCGGTTATCCCAGCGTCATAAAGCCAGGCGAAAAATCGTACTTCTTCCAGCAGGAAGTTATCACAACAGAAGAGCGGAATCTTACCGTCGTTCCGTCCATTGACTTTCAACAATCGTTCGAGGAAATTACTTTTCTGCCGACAAAGGACGTGACCTTCAGCAGAGACACCCGCCCGTATAACCCGTCCGGCGTCGTTGCTTCCGGCATTGTGGAAAACACGACCGGAAAACTGGTAACCTATTGTAACATTTATGTTGTTCTGTTCTCCGGCGATGATCCGGTCGGCGTCATATCGTCTTATATCTCCGATCCGATACATGAGGACAGCGAGGCGGAATTTGAGACAATGGACGGGCGCGAAATGCAGCGCTTTGTCAACTTCAATGATATAACGTCTTATGAGGCGTCCGCTTACATCATAAAGTGAGAAGTTCCCCGGCATTGGCGGCAACCTCTGCCGGGGCTGCACCAGATACACCTTGTAAACCGACTTCATCTGCTGCAATCTTATGGTAGCAGATATTCACCGAAACTCAAGCGCCCGTACGGAAAAACGCTTGCCGTTTCCGCCAATCACCATGTTTAAGCGCTTTCCCGCTGGGAAAATCTTTTGCGGAAGTGATAGTTTTGTCTCAGATTCAGGAATTGCAACCGTTATTCGACGAATATCCATACAAAATGAAAAAAGCCCGTATGGACAAGGGCTTGACGCAGAAGCAGCTTTCCGACATGTCCGGCGTTCCGTATTCTGCCATAACGAAGATGGCAACAAACAACCAAGATGCATTGTTAAACTGCGTAGCGTTGTGCACAGTGCTTGATGTATCAATGGATGAGCTATTCGGGCTGAAAGCGTCCGACAGTAAGGCGGAATTGCACGAGCAGAATCATGAGTTGGAAATCAGCAATATCCGGCAAGAGGGGAATATAAAACGTCTGGAAGAGCTGAACGCCATGCTGACAGCGCAAGCCGTGCGCTATCGAACGATCATTTTCATGCTGCTCGGTGTTTGCGCCCTGCTGCTCGTGTCCGTCATTGGATACGTCATTTTTGACATCCAACTCACGACCGCCGGTCTTTTCCAATCGGCAAAAACGAGCACGCTTGCCGGTTTTCTCGGGCTTGTCGTTCTCGCCGCCATCGGCTCCATCGGGTACGCCGTCAAGACGATACACAAAGGGATGAAAAAATAAAATCTGCCCTCGGTCTGCACCGGGGGCATTGTAATAAGGTGATGGGATGAATTGCCGTAAATGCAAAAAGGAAATACCGGAGAATAGCGCGTTCTGCCTGTCCTGTGGGGCGAAGCAACAGGTAACAGAGCGTAAACGCCGGAAGCGCGGGAACCGGCAGGGGAACGCGATCAAGCGCGGGAAAACGTGGACGGCACGCTGGACGGTGGCGACGCAGAATATCAACGGAGAAATAAGGCAAATCCGAAAGACGTTAGGAGGTTTCCCCACACAAACAGCGGCTCTGGCCTACGCTGCGAATCCTACAGAGCGGAAAGAAAAGCCAAAGTATACGCCGACGCTGAAAACGTACTATGATACATGGGAAGAAACCGCGTTGCCGAAGCTGAGCAAGTCAAAGCAATGCGCGTTTAAGATCGCGTGGAAGCGCTGGGAGGCCCTGCACAATGAGCCGATATTCTCTCTTACCATCAACCAGCTACAGGCGTGTGTTGACGACCAGACGGAAACATATTACCCGGCGCGTGATATGAAAACTGTTATATCCCATTTGTACCAGCGGGCATACGCCGAAGGATACGCGCGGGCGAATCTCGCGCAGTTTATCGAACTGCCGCCTCTGGATGAAAAAGAGCAGCAGCCGTTCACCGAAGAAGAAATAAAAAAGCTATGGAAAGCATACGACGATGGAGACCGTTTTCTCGCGTACCCTCTGTTGATGATATACAGCGGCATGATGCCCGGCGAGCTGATGCGCTGCACCGCCGATATGATCGACGTGGAGAAATGCGAGATCATCGGGTGCGGCATGAAAACGAAAAAGCGCAAGAGTACGCCGCTCGTCTTCCCGGACTGGATCGCGCCGATGGTTGCAGACATGGCCGCGAACGTCACCAGCCAAAAGGGCTATATCGTCGGAATGAACCGCGATAACTTTTATGACGAATATCACGCCGCTTTGCAGCGTGCCGGGGTGCGCGATCTGCCGCCGTATTCCTGCCGCCACACAACGGCGACGGCGCTTGCGCTGGCTAAGACCGCGCCGTCTCTGATTCAAGAAATCATGCGGCACACGAAATTCTCCACAACGCAACGGTACATTCACCCAGACATGACAGACGCGCACGAAGCGGTAAACGTGTTGCGGCAATCGTGATTCCCCAAAAGGGGAGAAAATCTGTTATTTTCCGTGTGCTTTATTACCGTTCCGTAGGTCACAAAATAGGTTACAACACCGAAAAAACATAGGAAAATCAATAGTTCTTCTACCCCTGCTAAGGGAGTAGTCGGTGATGAGCCGAGCCCGGGTTCAAATCCCGGCTT